CTAGATTGCCCATACAAAAGTATATCTGTTATTTTATTTGTATCTCTAAATTTACTATCAGTAGACGCATCATTACCTGAAGGTAATTGAAAGACTACTTCTAGTTCTTGTGCCATTGATGGGTGTTTCAATGCAACTTTATATTCTCTACCGTAGTTTGTTAGTTTACAAACAATTAAAAACTCTTCTACTTTAGCCGCAGACGTTGTGCTGTCAGCCGCTACTGTTGTTGCTGTGTTAGCAATAAATGTATAATCAGCAATGTTAACTAACTTAAAGTTTTCTCTAGGGTTTGTTGAAGTTAGATAACTTGAACCACTTGCAACTGTAACTGTTTTTTCATTACCATCTAAATCAAATACTTTAATTCCACCATTGTATAATGCTACAATGTATTGATTATCTGCATCTCTTTGTATTTGCCAAAATTTTGTTTTATTAGAATAAATATTATTACTGTCTAATGTTGCTACAAAATCTAAAGGAGGTCTTTTAGATAGACCATCTACTAAACCATTTTGTAAATTTACTTGGTCTTCTCCCTGATTGATACCTCTTTGTGTTGGTGTCTGTTGAGACAAACCATTTAAAAAGTTAGGAATAGATTGTGAAACAACACTTCCCATAATTAGTAATGCCTTCTAGTGGGTCTATGAATTATAGAGAAGGTATTGCTATCACCTTCAAGCATATTAATGTCACTCTCTTGGCTATCTGCTTGATGAAATGACATAAGAGCTTCATTCTCATCTTGACCAATTAATTGTGTAATTTCTTTATCACCAATAAATCTAGCCGCAAATCTTCTTGCCGCTTTTAAAGTAATATATTGTCTAGCGTATTCTGGTAAATCATTAAACTGTTGTACTAAAACTAAATCAACAGATTTAGGTGCTGTAGTAAATACGTCTGTATGGTTTTCCATATCGTATAAATAGCCACTTCTAATAGTGTAATTTAGGTGTCTGAATTGAGAGTTTGCGTCAGCCTTTACGCAGTTTGAAGGTAGGGGTACTTTGCTGTCACTGTCTAAAGATAGTGATTTATAATTTGTATGTGTGTTAAAATTCCACCCTTGTGATTGGATAGACATAGATGTTTCATTAAGAATATTTTTTGCTGTACTTACGTCAACTGTAGTAGTGCCTGTGATACTGTTCACTGGTGCTTCTCCGATTGTAGAGAGCATTATATTTACAGCTTGTAATTCGCTAGTAGGTGTAATTTGTGTAGTCATCTATCCTTTGTGTTAAATTTTGTGTAAGAACACTGGGCGGATTGTCAGTGTTAATCTCCGCCCAATGTAGGTAAAGAGGGACTATGCCGCTTCTTTAATTCCGACTGCCGCTTCTGGTCTTAATACACCATGACCCATGCTGTATTTAGCAACCATTAACGTACCTTGTCTTCTGATGTCGTACTCTTTTTCAACAGCTAAATCCATTAGCTTAACAGTTCCGACTGCTGAAGGGTGAGATACAAGAGCAACAAAGTTAGATAGGTCAACTGCTTGAGGAGTTGAACCACCATTAGTTGCTGAACCTGCGTCTGCACCTGAAGTAACATTAGAAGCTACAAAGTGAGGAACTGGTACTAATTCAATTCCTGCAATTTTTGTAACTTTTCCTGATGCAACACCACCATTAGCACCACCACTGAAGTCAACATTGACTGCATTAGTAGCATTCGCTAATTTGTAGTATTCTTCAAGTCTCATAAAGCATTTTCTGCCTTCTGAAGGAACGTAGTTTGCATCAAGCTCTTTAGCCGCCGCAAAGATAGCATCTATCATTGCATTAGCCGCAGTAGCATCTGTAGCAGATGCAATGCCTGTGTTTACTACGTTAGTTGTAGCGTCTCCACCAGTTACGTTTGCACTAGCTAGAGTTGCTTGACCAATAGTTTGTAAGATATGCTTATCTTTTTGAAAAGATAATGCTCTACCCATTTCAGTAGAGTACGCACTTCTTACGTCCCAATGGTTTTTTGCTTCTTCGATATTCGATACGAATACTGAAGATATTAAAAGGTCATTAATTGTAATAACCTTTTCGTTTGAGTTAACTGCAGAACCTAATATTTCAGCACCAACTGCGTGATATTCCGCACCAATTCTTCCCATTACTGGAAAAGATGCAGATTTGCCGTTACTGATACTTCTTACCATATCAGCACCTTGTGTTTTTGAAGCTCTGTCAAATGAAGTAATTACTTCACCTGCGAATACTTTTAAAAACAGGGCATCATCACGAGTTACACCGCTATTAGCATTTCCGAATTTAACTGGATTTGCGTTTGACATGTGATTGTCTCCTTTTTGATGTTAGTTTATAAAAGCCTCTTCAATAAAGTTATTTAGTCAAGATTGTCCTCCGCAGAGGGTCAAGTTATTTGGCTAAATTAAAGTTGGCAGTTGCCACGCATAAGCGTTGCACAACTATTTTTTAGCTACCATTATGCTTTCGCAGTTTTGGCGGCACGTTTGAATTGTTTAGCAGTAGGTCTTCCTTTAGTACCTGCTGTTCGCATTTTCTCACCTGAACCTGCTTTAATTCTAGCACGTTTCTTATGAATGTTGGCGTATAATCCGTTCTTTGCCATTATGCTTTTTTCTTCTTATTCATTATTTTAGATTTTAAAGCGGCAGGTAATCTTTTCTGTCCACCTTTTAATACTTTACTTGGTTTCTTTGGTTTCTTTCCGTACATATCTATCTCCTGTTATGTTAAATTATAAATCTGATTTAGCTAATTTATCTTGAACCATTGCTTGATAAGCAGGGTCTTTTGAATACCTGTCATCACCCATAGCGGCAGTAACTTCAGCCCAAGACCTATAACCATCTTGTCCTGTAATTGTACCTTTACCTTCTACGAGACTTGGTTCATTACCATTTGCACTTTCAAATTTAGCTTTTAATCCTACGACTGCTAACTTTGCAGTTTCAATATCTTTAGAATTAACGGCTGTATTGTAAGCTGTCTTTTCTTGTTCGGACATATTCTCTGCCGCCCAATTAGACATTTCCGCATACGCATCTGAACCACCTACCATGTCTTTAATAGATGTTGATTGTTGGTCAGCAATTGCTTTTTGACCTTCAATAAACTGGTTTACATAATCTTTAGGTATACCTGCTTTTTCTAATGCTTCGTATGATTTTGCATCTAGTTCACCTTTTTCATTATACTCTGTTGCAAGGTTATCCATATTTAAACCTGCACTCTCAACTGCCTTTTCAGCAACCTCTAAATCATTTTTAGTTTCTGCTTTAGGAGCTTCTTCTTTAGGTGCTTCTTCTTTGTTGTCACCAAGTTTCTTTTCTAACTCTGAATATGACTTTGCTAAATCTTCAACACTCTTGAATTTTTCAGGTAAGCCTTCAGGTTTACTTTGTGTAACATTATCTTCTACTGGTTTTTCGCTAGTAGTTTCTGCTTCTTTTATTTCTATTGTATCTACCATTTGTATTTCCTTATTGTGGTTTAGTTAGATTGTTTGCAACTTGAGGAATGGCTTTCTCTGCCATTTGCATCATCTGGTCATTTTGCATTTGCTCTTCTTGAGCCGCTTGTTCTTCTGCTAGTTGCTCTTGTGATTTTAATAAACCATCTGTATCAATCCCTAAACCAATAGCGATACGTTTGATTAAATCATCAGGGTTTAATGCCTGAACAACTTGCGGATTTATCTGTGCAAGATTTCCTATCTCTGCAACAAATTCTCTTAATTTTTGTAAATCATTTCCTCTACCTAATGCTTCAATACCAGTAATAATAGTTGGCTGAACTGTTCCTTTAGGTAATTTTGGTATTTCATTTGCTTGTTCCATTCTTTTCATCAGTATTGAAACTAATGGTAGTTGGAACTCTTGTGATAATAATGAATAAATACCACCCATAGCAGTCTCTAATTGCTCTGCCATGTATCTAATTTCTTGTGCAGTTACTCTTTCTGCATCTCTTTGTATAGCTGTGTGTAGTAAGAATGCGTAAGACATTCTTTCTTCTAATTTAGCAATACTTCTTTCTACTACCTGTAAATCATATTGTTTCTGTGCTTGTAGTACAGACACATCTTCAGCCGTACCAGTAATAATGTCACCATTTCTAGTTTGTGCTAAATCTTTTTTTCTAGTAACAGAGTTAGGTCTAACCATAAATACTATTTTAGATGATGCCGCCGCACTCTCTACAAGTGCTTGTGATAATCCTTCTAATGATTTTAAGTCACCTAAAAATTCTTCTACATATCCTCTGCCGTAATCTTCATTGTCAACTCTAACCATTCTTAATGCTTGGTAAGGCATTCTTTCTTTTTTAAATGTACCAACACTAGAAGGTATTTTAATTCCGTTTACTTCTTGGCAAACATAAAACTCTTCTTCATTTAATTTATAAATATGTGTGTATAGTTCTATGTTTTCATCAGACTTATAATCTGGGTCAGAAATAACTTGTTCTGATACTTCTTGACCTAAAGATAAAATACTAGCTTTCTCACAAATAACTATTTCTAATACATTACCTGACGCATCTCTTCTAACTACATACTGTGATAAAGGAAACACTCTCATGCTACCTTTTTTAGGTAAGTAAGTTAATACATTACCACCAACAATCAGATGTTTTAATGCTTCAAATACTGAAACTCTTAATGCTAGTTGTTCAATTTTACCTGACACTTCTTTTTCTATTACAGACAAAGACTTTTCTATGTCAGTCTTCATGTCTTTATTTTCTTCTAATTCTTTTTTAGCGTCACCTGTAATTGATAATCTAAAAAATGGGGAGTTAGGGGGAAGCAATAATAAAAGAAGTTTACTTGCTAGATTGTTGACACCTCTTGCACCAACTGATTGGAATGGATTGTATAAATCATCTGAAGATGTAAAGCCTTCAGGTTTAATAAGTGATGGGATAGTTAATTCGCTACACTCTTCTGCTCTATCTAAATAATGTTCTCTGTCTTGTTGTAGTTTAAGATATCGTTCTTTAGCTGTATGAGCTTTCTGTAAACTACCTGTGTATTCCATCTAATTAGACAGTAGTGTTAGTAGCTATGTTTAAACCTGAAGAAGTATTTAACGAAGAAGTACCTGCCTTCTTTGTTTTTTTCTTCTTAACGTTTAAGTCCTGTTCGTTTGCTGTAACCAACTCTGGTGCAGTTTGTTCACCCACAGTTTGTGATGTGTTAACTGGTGTTGGAGCAGGTTGCGGAGCAGGAGGTGCTTTTCTTGACATGCACATATTATTTATCCCTCTCTTTAAGTGTGTTGATAAAATTAACTACGTCCCTTTGACCTGCTTTAAAATAAATAGTTTTAGTATCATCTTTTAAATCAGGTGATTTTTCAGGGTAAACTTTGTTTAATAACTCTATAAAGTCATTAACATTTTCAGGCAGAACTAAATCTTCCATTACGTTTTTCATCTAAAAGTGTAAGGTTAGTCCCAAAGATTACCTGTGACAGTACCTTTGTTGTATTCTGTAGCTCTATTCTCAAAGAAATTAGCATGTTCTACGCCATTTAATACCCAATCTAACCACGCTAATGGGTTCTCTTTGACACCATAATTAGGTTTTAAAGATAACTGAAGTAATCTTCTATCTGCTATATATCTAATATACTCTTTAACTTCTTCAGCTTTTAATCCTCTAATACCACCCATAGAAAACGCTAAGTCAATAAACTTATCTTCAAGGTCAACCATGTCTCTAGCTGTTTGATAGATACTTGCTTTAAATTTTTCTGTCCAAATATTTGGGTTTTCTTTTATGATTTGATGAAACAATTTAATCATGCTTTCAACATGGTGTGTCTCATCTCTAATAGACCAAGTTACGATTTGGCACATTCCTTTCATACGTCCATATCTTTGGAAGTTAAGAAGCATGACAAATGATGCAAACAACTGTAAGCCTTCACCAAATGCAGAGAAACAAGCTATCTCTCTAGCTAGTCCTTCAAGTCCTTTACCTTTAGATGTAAATAAATACTCATGCTTATCAGCCATTTCTTTGTATTCTTGAAACGCTTTGTATTCCTTATCAGGTAATCCAATAGTATCATTTAATAAAGAATAACTATGTGCATGGTTTGCTTCACTAGAAGCTATTGCAGATAACATCATTCTTATTTCAGGTGATTTAAACTGTGGAATATATTTATCTAAATAGGCTTGTGCTATATCAACATCTCCTTGTGTAAAGAATTTTAATATTTGTCCTATTAAATTTTTCTCTTCGGTACTTAATCTTTCATTCCAATCTCTAACATCTTCATGCAATGGCACTTCACTAGGTAGCCAGTGCATTTTCTGTTGCATATCGTATGATTGAAATGCCCATTCGTAATCAAAGGGTTTGTAGTATGCTCTCTTCTTAAATAAACTCATATTAATAACTCAATCCCTTCTATTATAATTATTATTAACAACTCCACTGCTAGGATTGTGTGATACACAGTCCATAACACAGATTGTTTTACTTTTCTTTTACGTCTCTTCTTTCGTGGTTTACTAAAACCATTAAAAATACTTTCATCTGTCATTTTTATAACCAAGCCCTTTCTTTCTATCTCCGTATAATTTTTGCCATGACCAAGATGTTAATGCTGTAGAGTAATGATAAATAATTTCTAATATATATTTTTTCATATTAGTGTTCCTACTATTACTCCTAATAGAAATCCTACCCATGCACCCACTAATCCTTCTCGGTAATACAAAGACAGTACGCTTAATTCTTTAATTAATTTTTTCATTATTCACACGCCAAGCAATCTGCTTCTGGTATGATTGTCCTTTCTACTTTTTTTGATACTAACTCTGCACGTTTGATTGCTTCACTTCTGCAATAGTACAAAGTTTTTATTTTTCTTTTCCAAGCTAACATGTGTATGTCATGTAACTCTTTAATGTTTACATCAGCAGGTACAAATACATTTACTGACTGACCTTGACACACATACTGTTGTCTGTCTGACGCATGTTCTATTATCCATTGCTGATTAATTTCTATAGATGTTTTAAATGTATCTTTTTCATAATCAGATAATTCATCTAAATGTAATACTGAACCTCTTTGTGCTACAATAGATTGCCACACTGCATCAGTGTTCATGCCTTTTTTCTCTAGCAACTTTTCTAAATATTTATTTTTAACTAGAAAAGAACCTGACATAGTTTTCTGTACATAAGCGTTAGCTCTGTATGGTTCTATTGATGGTGATGTAGTACCACAAATAATAGAAGAGGTAGCATTAGGTGCTATAGCTAGTAAGTGTGCATTACGTCTGCCTGTACCTTCCATGTCTGGTGCTTCACCTCTTTTAATTGCCAGTCTTTCACTTTCTTCCACAGCTTGTTCTTTTATTTTTCTAAATATTTTTAAGTTCATTGCTTTTGCTAATGCACTTTCAAAAGGTATACCTTTAGATTGTAAATATGCGTGGAAACCCATAGCTCCTAACCCAATACTTCTTTCACTAGCCGCACTAAACTTTGCTCTAAAGACACTCTCTGGTGCATTCTCTATAAAGTAAGACAAAGCGTTATCCAAAAACCTAACTAAATCTGGTACAAATAATGGGTCATTTCTCCACTCTTCATACTTTTCTAAATTAACTGAAGACAAACAACACACTGCTGTTCTGTTTTCATTCGTAGGTAATGTAATCTCTGTACATAAATTAGAATGATGAACTCTTAATCCTAGTTTCTTTTGTGTTTCAGGCAATGCGTCATTGATAGTATCTATAAATGAAACATAAGGCTCACCAGTAGCAACTCTTGTCTCTAATAATTTTTGCCACAACTCTCTAGCTGATACAGTCCGTACTACGTTCTTTGTATGAGGGTCAATTAAATTCCAACTGTCATCATAGGTAGGTTCAGCTATACATTTTTCTATCAACTGCATAAACTCATCAGATATATTTATTGCATGATGCAGGTTAAGACATTTTCTATGTATGTCTCCACCACTAGGCTTACGCATTTCTAAAAATTCTATTATCTCTGGGTGTGACATATCCATGTATGCCGCATAACTTCCACGCCTTGTTTTACCTTGTGAGAATGCAAGTATCTCACTATCTACAACGTGAAGAAAAGGGATTGAACCAGATGATTGTGAACCACCTGATGTATTAACACCATCACTTCTAACATGTCCCCAGTAACCACCGATACCACCACCAATAGATGCCAACCAAGCATTCTCTGTGTAGTGTCCTGTTAATCCTTCTCTACTATCACCTACATAGTTTAAGAAACAAGAGATAGGCATACCTCTGTTAGTACCACCATTAGATAAAATAGGTGTGGAGTACATAAACCAAAGTTTACTAGCGTAGTTATAAATTCTTTCTGCCATCTCATCATTATCTGAAAATGCTTTTGCCGCTCTCATAAATCCATCTTGCGGTGATGTTTCTTCTGGTAATAAATACCTATCTTTTAAAGTTGTCTTACCAAAGTCAGTAAGTAACTCGTCTCTTTCGTAATCAATCATCTTTTGTGTCCGTAACTTTAGGTGTTCCTTCTTTTTCTATAATAAAATCAATGTATTGTTTTGCTTTCTTCAAGTCTTCCATACCGCCCTTACGTCTCCATCTTGAAATATATTTCACAACATTGCCTTCGCAGTATGTGAGACCATTGGCTATGATGTAATCAATAGGTTCTATTTTATTGTTAGCGTAGTGAGGTGGGTTTTTTATATTGTCCATAGTTTTACCTTCCCTGTTTTCTTATTGTATTCTCCATGTCTTAAAATGTGTGCGACCCTAGCTTGTTGTAGAGCTTCTTTTTGTGTGTAACCTTTTTCTTTGTAGATACCTTTGACTATCTTCCATAGGTCAGGCAGTGTGCAGTTTGTATATTTAAGAAGTAACTTCTCTGCTGTCTTAATTCCTACACCATCAATACCATCATAGCCATCTGTCTTGTCACCCATGATTGTCTGTATCATAAAGTTATAATTAGCTATCTTCTCTGGTATTTGTTCTACTGTCATACCATCTTGTGAAAGATTGCATGGTATTGTTCGCATGTCTTTATCAATACTAACTAATATTCTTTCTTCATCAGTAGGTTCAGTTGCCATAATACCCATGACATCATCTGCTTCTAGGTTAGCCCACATCACACCATTATGTTTTTCCATAATGTGTTCACGCATTGCATTTAAAACTATTGGTTTACGTTTTTCTTTTCTGTTTGATTTGTATGTAGGAAGAACATCTTTTCTAAAATTATTCTTATCTGTAAGTGCTACAACATAATCATCTGCTGATAACCCAGAACCTAAATCGTCTATCACTGCATCTAATTGTGCATTACAAGTAGGTAACTCTGCGTGTAATGTCCATAAGCCATCACCCCAGTTGATAGGTTGTTCATTGTTAGTTGCTATCTGGTAAGCAAGTATGTCACCATCAATTACTAATACTTTTTTCTTTTTATACATTATTTAACTATCCTCTCCTGCATAGATTTGCTTAAATTTTTTGGTAAAAATATTTCGGCTAAAGGTATTAAGACAAACCTACTACGCCAACCATCACCACCATTTTTAAGTGTACCTATATATTTTTTTGCTAATCTTTTTACTGTTCTAGTATCAAATATTAATCTGCAATAATCTTTGTCACCTTCTGCTAATATGTGTACCCAATAGTCAGCTTTGGTTGCCATGATACCTGAAGGTTTACCATTGCATTCTACTTCTATTGCAATGTTACCTGTTTTAAACCACCAGTCTCTTTCAGTCTTAACTTCTATTTTGTTTTTATCTTTGTCTAATATAGATGCTAGTCTTTGTTCTCTTTCTTGACCATACTTTAGGTCAATATCGAATTTGTTATTCTTCATTAGTGTGTTCCACTCCAATTAGTTGATATTTTATATTCGCCTGTTAGCGGCACTCTTAATTGGAAGTGTTCACCTGCACGTTTAATACATTCGACTGCTATCTTACCAATGTCTTCAGCGTCTTGTTCTTCACACTCAACTTGTATCTCATCATGTACCCATACAACTTGTTGTGCGTTCTTAAATTTCTTAATCTCTTTGTTAAATTCTACTAGCCATCTCTTACATAAAATTGCTCCGCAACTTTGTAAAAGTGTATTGAGTGCTGAGTAACTGTTACGAACTTTAATCTGTCTTTTATCTAAACCAGTTAGATAACCACGTTCAGCCGCAGACTGTACAGCTTCTATAAGTTTATGTAATGCAGGTAAGTTATTTAAAAACCTTTTCTTAATTTTTCCTGCTTCTTTAAATGGTTTGTTTATTACTTCAGCAATCTTTTTGACTGAACCTCCATATAAAAAACAATAATAAAAACGCTTTGCTAAATCTCTGCTATCTAACCCTGCTAATTTTTGTGTTTCTGTATGTATGTCACCTTCAAGTGCAACTTTAGTGTATGCCCCATTGTCAAACTTTGACATGAAATGACACAGTGCCATAACTTCTAAAGAGCTTACGTCAATTCCTACTAATCTTTTACCTTTTGGTACTGTAAATAATTCTCTACATTCTTTACCATAAGGTGCAGATGTACTAACGACTTGTCCTAAATTTGGAAACGAGTGTGAAGCTCTTGCTGTTACACAAGAATTAGTATTACAAGTGCCATGAATTTTACCATTACGTTCATGTTTTAACCATGCTTGTGAACCTGTAGCTATCTGTGCAATTCTTTTAGTTAATAAAAAAGTTTCACATAATATTTTAGCTTCTGGGTATGGTAGTTTAGATAATATACTGTCATCTAATTTAGCTTTACCATCACTGGTAAATTCTTTGGCTTCCCAACCATACTTATCTTTTAATCTTTGTGCTACATGGTGTCTGCTTGATGGATTAAATACAGTAACTTGGTCTTTTAATTTCTTACCTGTTTTTGTAGACCATCTTTCAGATACGATAGGCTCAAACACACCTTGTAACTCTTCAGCTAACTCTGCTTGTCTTGCTTTTAATTTAACAGATAGTGCTTCTGCTTTTTCTCTGTCAAACGTAAAGCCATGTTGTTCTTGTTTAAATATTAGTGAGGCTACTTCATGTTCTAAATCCATAGCCTCTTGGGAGTAACCTTTTTCTTCTAAAACTTTGTATAGTTTGTAAGTAACTTCTGTATCTTGCTTACAATACTCAAGCATTTCAGGCGTGAATGTTTGCCAGTCAGTCTCTATCTGTTCTTTGTACTCACCTATTCTATTACCCCATGCTTTTAATGAGTGTTTACCTATACAATCTTTTGGAAAATCTTTTTTTGAAAAATCACTTTCTTTAATGTCTGCAAATACTAATCTTGTACCCACTAATGTGTCGAAAATTTTGCCCCTAAATGTAGCGGAATGTAATCGCTCCAATACTGGAATATCAAACTTTATAATGTTATGACCAATGATTAACTCTGCGTCTTCTAAAAGTTTAATAGCATCTTCATTATTAGGAGTAAGTATCTCTCCTGTGTCTATGTTTTTAAGTACAATACAATGTACCTTATCGCATAAATGTAGAAATCCATTTGTCTCAATATCAAAGACGTATCTCAAACTGATACCTTTTTAATTTTTAATACATTTACTGAAGGCATGGTAGTTACGTTACCTACGTCACCTAGTGTGCCATCATCATTAAAGTTAACATCACCTGCAATTACATGCACATCTTTGTCTGCTCTTAAAAGCCAACCTGCTGTAATACAGATAGTAACTTTACTTGCTTTAGCTTCTTTTAATGAAGTCCAGATTGCAGAGCTATTAATATCTTTCCAATAACAATGCACAAATGGTGCGTCTAATATTTTCTTATTTATATTTGGTAGTTTCATAATTAATGTAATGTTTGTAATTCTACTTCTATTTGCCAAGCCGCTTCTTCTCCGCTTAACGCCATAGAAGTCAGTGTGTCTTGCAACATGAAAGCAGTTTTAATACTTCCTATTTTTATTACTTGTGGTTTGTGTGTTGATTTTACTTTTGCCAGTGCATCTGCTACTAACCCAGACCAAAACAAAGCATCTTTCTTTTGCTTTGAAGTAGCTCTTTTAGTAGTCATCTAATACGTCAGGTGTTGTTTCTGACAGACAACCAGTGTCTAAATCGTATAGCAATGTACAGGCTTTACCTGTTTCACCACTAAACCTATTCTTGAGAATTGTTAGATTGGCTAATTTTTTATCTGACTTAATGTCTCTATTAATACCTATAATTAAATCTGATAACTGACCTATAGAAGCTGAACCACGAAGACTATTCATGGTAACTTCTTTGCCATCTTCAAAACCTTTATCGCCTTCTGACCTACGAAGGTGAGATATAAGAATAACTCCTATACCTGTTTCTTCTACAAGTGTTCTTAATTTACTTACAAAGTAATCAATTAGTTTTCTTTCATCACTTGTGTGTTCGTCTCCAAGTGCAGACAATGCCATGTGTAAATGGTCTAATACTACAAAGTCTACTTCACATGACTTTGCTAAATATCTTATTTTATTTAAAAGGCTATCGGCGACTGTGTTGCCAAAATGGTTATATAAATAAAAGTTCCCATTACCAATAGTAGATTTAAAAGTTTCTTGTAATTGTGTTTCACTTATTCCTTCTCTTGTTAAATGCAAAGGTTTCTTTAGGTGTACACCCATAATACCTAATGCACTTCGTTTAATACTCTCTTCTAATGCAATGTAGCCAACACCAAAATCTTGTTTTAATAGTTCTAATGCTACATGACGACAGAAAGATGATTTACCTACACCTGTACCTGCTGTGATAGTTGTTAGTTCACCTTTTCTTAATCCATGTGTTTTGTCATTAAGAGATTTAAAGGGGTATTGTGCAGTGACATATTTATCTTCTTTCATAATGTCATCAAAGATTTCTGAACCTAAAACAATACCATCAGGTCTATATGATTTTGCATTCCACATAGCTTTTTTAAGTTCTTCTGTTTTATTTGCTAACAACATTTCGTTAGCGTCTTTAAGTGGT